CCGGAAGGGACGAAAACGGACTTATCTTTACGGACAAGGCGAGGATATATTCTCCGGAAGACGGTTGCTGTTACGACGTATGGGCTGAAACCGTTGGGCAGTTCACCGGCTTGTGCGATAAGGACGGGGAAGAAATCTATGAAGGCGATATTATAAATTTCACTTTTTATTCCGACATGGCGGGACATGCTCATTTGGAAAATAGACCGGAAATAATTCGACCGCAAATAGTTGAGTTTTACGATTGTAGATTCGTCTTGCACGACTTTACGCTTGATAAAGAAAATGTAACGTATTTCACTTTTCATTTTTCGGATAAATTTAGGCATAGATATGAGATTGCAGGTAATATTTACGATAATCCCAATTTAATATAAGGAATAGATATGAAAACAGACCTCATTTTCTTTATTGCGATATTCATCATCGCAGTATTGTTTATCGGGCATTTCCGGTTGACATTTTCGCCGTTCAGCATATCACTCCCTTATTGGCATAGAGCTTTAGGAGTAGTCCTTATTGTTGCAGGCTGTTTGGTTTACAATATAGGGGAGAATGTAGCCGGGTATAAGAAAGGGCTTGATAACGGCATGGAAATAGTCTTGAAACAATTGAAGAAACGGTATGAACGACCAGGTGATTAATAAAGAAAAGATATTGCCAATGGTTGCAAAAAAGGCTATCCTCCCGGACAGCCAATCTTTTTGTTAACCTTAAATCTAATACTATGAAAAACACATTGCAAAGGTACGGATTTGAGTGAATTGTGCAAATTATGAGCCTTTGTTCAGCCATCTTATAACATGGTTTAGCAAGCGGATATGTATGTTAACCATTAACGTAATAGATTTATAAAATTAACAAATAACCAATGAGTAGAAATGAAAATGTCTGGACTGATGCGAAATGTGCAGCCCTTCGAGTTGGATTCCTTGCCAGTCGTGAGGAACTCTTTTTGTATGCAAAAGCCATCTATTCCGCTATGATGTGGGGTAGGGAGGTGAACGAGAAAAATCGAGTTATTCAGGAAAAGGATAAGTCTGTTAAATAAAAGAAAGAGCCAACCCACGCACGACCATGAATCAGCTCCTCACACGATTATGATGCAAATATACTATTTACTTTTAAAATAATCGCGTTATGGAGTTGGATTTTAACAAAATAATTCGTCTTAAAAAGATTCGTATCGAAAAATCAGAACTTTCAGAGGAAGAAAATATCTTAACTTCCCCGGTTCTGAAAGATAAGAGCCTTATCCATGAAATCTATAAAATATTTGTTGAGTTGTTGAATAAGAGGGGATGTCCGCCGAATATTGACAGTGTAACCCAGCGGAAGAAGTTCATTTTCATTATCCTGTATCTGTTTTCTCCAAGCTCGCTTGCCGGTGGGAAAATGACTGCAGGGTTACGTGAGGAGATGTCAAGAGTATTGGGGATTCAGTCCAAGAGTACAATTTCCGACAACTGCGCAGATGTCGTTTTTCTCTATCAGAATTATGGGGATTTCAGCGGGGATATAGAGTATCTTTACACCGAAATCGTAAATCGGTTGAAATTCAAAGGGCTAATCAATTAATGAGCCGGAGTTTAGTGCTCCGGCTTTATTGAAAATTTTGGTAAGAAAATAGCTATTAGTCTATCAACATAACTATGGATTCTGCTAAGCTCCTCTATGTACTGTGGTGTATCAAACGGACCACATCCTTCCTCATAATTTTCATGTAGTCCTTCAATTATTTCATAATGTTCAAAAATTAGTTTTACGTTTTCATTGTGCTTATATCTTACATCATAATTTTTTAAGTAATCATATAATGATTGGATTGATGATTCGCAAGAACCATAATCATCGTTGTCTCGATGTATTCTAAAATCATTTTCCATTTCCCTTTTGCAAGTAACAAGCTTTCTTAATAATTCCTTATCTATGCTGTTACACAATTCATTGATATACTTATATGATTCAAATTCTTTTTGAAGTTCAATTTTGTGTTCTTCCAATGATTTATTATAGCTATCTTTTACAGACTCGATTTCTTTAGTAATCCCTGCAATATCTTCTTTTGTTGCCAAATCTTCTCCTTTCTTTTTGGCGTAAGACTGAAAACACAATAAGATAACACTCCAAACAATGTTCCCTATGAAGAACAGTATTCCAATTATTAAATAGTCCATATTATTCTCCTTTCTCTAATTTAATTTTTTTTCCACAATGAGGACAAACAACAGTGTTTTCTTCCTTATCTTCATTCAGCAAGTCAGTTATTCCTACACCTAATGCCTTTGCAATTTCTCCTAACTTCCCAATGGTAGGGTTGCCGGACACTGCGGCATACAAGGCTTGATATGTCACGCCCATCTTTTTGGCAAGGTCTTGCATGGTGATACCCTGCTGTTTGCAGATTTCTTGTACTCTTAGCATGATATTCAAATTATAATTTGATGCAAAGATAGGAATAGTTTTCAAATTATACATAGAATACACAAGAATAGTATCAAAAAATAATTTGAAAATTTTTCTATCAAAATTTGGTTTGTTCAAAATAAAGTTTGATATTTGCATCGTAATAATCAAAACATAGTTTGAATAACAATTAAAAGATATACGATAATGAAAGCAACAGACCTTTTTAATTATAGAAAAGAAGATTTTGAGACTATTGAATCATTCTCAAAAAGAGTATATGAGACAGCAAAGAGATATAGAAGTTCTTTGCACTTTACACCGCAAGAAAGCTATCATGTACTAACTATACTCGCAAAGTATTATAATGAAAGCGTGTCTAATATTCTTTCTGCTATAAGAGACATTGAATTTAGATGTGCTTCAAAAAAGTATAGAATACAATGGGTAAAGTGCTTAGCGGACCATTACTTAGTGATAGATAAAAGATAAGTTTAACCAGCAGTGCGAAAGCCATGCAAAATATATACGATTATGAATCAGCAGAGTAAATATGTAGTTCGCGAATCAATTGAGTGTGGTTGCAAGGTTTATGAGGTAGTAAACACTGAAACAGGTAATCGTATCAATTATTTCGCAGATTATGAATTAGCCAAAGAGTTTGCAAGGCGTCAAAACAACGCGTCAAAGAAACGTATGGCAGATTGACTGAAGTTTAATCCGGTAGCTTTCGGGCTACCACAATATACACGATTATGAAAGCAGATTTAGTTTTAGTTATCAGCCCCGAAGCCCCACTGATGAAACAACTGGGCAAGGTATTGGGTAAGTTATGTAGTATGTGCGATTTTACCACCATAGAAAGGGGTGAAAAGTACATCACCATACAACATGATGAAACTGGGCTTGTAGTGGCTTATACAAGTGAAGAAAGATTGAATGTGAAACATTAAATATTGATTATTATGGGTGAAATAGCAGATAGTTTAATTAGTGGTGAATTTGATTGCATCACAGGTGAATATTTAGGCGAAGCGGTCGGTTATCCGAGAACGCACGCTTATGACAGACGTGAATATGTGTCGCCAGTTGAAAAGAAGCCTACCAGCAAGGCGAATGTCTGTATAACTAACATGTGCAAAGACAGAGGATTTAGTAACCGTGCAAAAATTGAGCTTGTAGCCAAATTCTTGTATAGCAAAGGTTACAAACAATTGCCTAACCTATCCCACCAGTATAAAATCATTCACAGCCAGTACAAGAATGATTTTAAAAAGTTTTTGGTTGAACAAGTAAAACAAAGAAAGGATGAATAATATATTCACAATATGCTATTCAGAAGAAGAAGCAAATGAAATAGGCCACTTCATTTTAAGTAGAGGATACGAGGGTGTTCAAAATGATAGCTATAGATATTGTCGTGAAGCGATTTGGTGGGCTTTCAAAGAAGCTAAAAGGCATCATTCAAATTACATCTGCGTTGGCGTTGCAGGTTGCCAAATGACTGTATCAAAATCAAAGCGAGGTCTTAGACGAAATGGTCTTAAATACATAGAGAAAAGGCGAATGTTTTACAAATTACTAAGTAAGTATTGATAAATGATTATGAACTCAATTAACGACGAAAGAGGTTGTAGCGTATGCCAGCCCGGTAAAGAGAACTATTGCACTTACACTACCAAATTGAAAGGTAAGAGAGTAAGAATGTACCAATATGACTATCGTACTGAAAGTGGCGAACTGTTTGCTTGTTGTGCGCCTACCTTAGAGGCATGCAGAGAAAGACGGGATAAATGGCTTAGTTCACGACAATAAGCCGATTGTCGTGTATAACGATTGAAGATATTTCGTTATCTTTGGTTGTGGTAGTACCTTTGGGGTACTATCGCGGGGTGTAGCAGTGGTAGCTTTTCACTTTGACTTGGTGAAGGTCGGTTGTTCGATTCAGCCCCCCGCAACTATTGAGTATTAATTTAAATTTGACACGATTATGAACATTCTTACATTAAGCATCAAACAGAAGTTTTTCGATGAAATCTTGGCAGGCAAGAAAACCCACGAATACCGCGAAATCAGACCAACAAACGCTAAGAAATATATCACTTACCTATGTGGCGGTAAAGAATATCCGGCTGATGCAGAACTGCCTGAAGAAGGTGAGGTAGAATTGAAGCCTATCAAGTACGATGCAATCAAGCTTCTGACAGGTGCATATACGGGTAAACGTCCTTATATTATCGTTGAAGTGAAAGCAGCAGAAGCAGTTATTCTTACAGATGAAAACGGTAATGATATTGTTTACGAACATCAAGGCGAAGAGTATCTTGTTGCACAAATGGATTATACTTTGGGCAAGATATTAGAGAAACATATAGATTGATTTGTTTAACTTTTAAAATTAGAAAGCAGAGTCGCAAGAAGAATTAACAGAGTAGCCGGGCCTCGCAGAAATATGAACGGTGCAGGGGCTGGTGGTAGATTGGTTGCCAGACGTGGCGGTGAAGCTGGTACATCACAGTTGGGGTCACGCAGACAGCGTTATAGTGACCTTCGTACTTCATTTGGTTTAAGTGGTGGCTAGCTATGAACAAAGTAGAACAAGCGAGTCAATATATAGACCTCATTCGGGTAAAATCGAATGAGGCTTTACTGTTTTTATCACTTGGTAAAGATTCGCTTGTTCTGCTTGATTTAATCTATCCGAAGTTTGACCGGATTGTTTGCGTGTTCATGTATTTCGTCAAGAATTTGGAACATATTAACCGTTGGATAAACTGGACTAAAGCCAAATATCCGAAAATAGAGTTTGTTCAAGTACCACATTGGAATCTCACTTATATTCTTCGTGGAGGTATGTATTGCGTGCCTAATCCGAAAGTGAAACTATTGAAGTTGGCAGATGTGGTAAAGGCTATGCAGCTTACTTATGGGCTTTATTACACATTTTTAGGCATGAAAAAAGCCGATGGTATGAACCGCAGGCTTATGCTGAAAGGGTATGAGGTAAACGGTTACGAGAATAACGGTATGGTTTATCCTTTGGCTGATTGGACACAAAAGGATATTCTTGCTTATATGAGGCAGCACAATTTACCCGAACCAGTTCGATATTCATTGAAAGCCAGTTCGGGAGTAGGTTTCAATCTTGATTGTATGCTTTGGATGGAGAATAATTACCCGCAAGATTTACAGAGAATTTACAAAGTTTTCCCAATGGCTGAAAGGGTGCTTTGGGAGTATAATAATCAACAAAAGCAATAGAAGGAAAGCCGAGTCAGAAGAAAATCAATTGATGATATTGCAGAGCAAAGATACAGACTATCTCGTACTTTAACGGGTAATAGGCTGAACAGAGTAAACTCTATTGCAAGAAAGTATATTCGATACATTGAACGAACCTTTGGGTATAATGAGGGGAAACAACAAGATGGCGCAAGAAAAGTATCTCGAAGAATTTATATGGGTTTAACTAATGGATGATATGGAATTGTCAAAATACATAAAGAGTGAATCGATGGAACTTAATCGTTCTGCCATTCACTTTGCAGATTATAACCCCCGGAAACTTTCCGATGAATCACGTAAGACACTGAAACGTGGCATCAAGAAGTTTGGTTTAGTCGGTGGAATTGTCGTGAACAAGCGTACAGGTTTTACCGTAGTCAGCGGGCACCAGCGTTTGTCTGTCATGGACGAATTGCAAAAGTTTCCCGATAACGACTACCGCATTCGTGTTGATGTCATAGACGTGGACGAGCAGCAGGAAAAGGAGTTAAACATTCTAATGAACAACCCTAATGCACAAGGGGCATGGGATTTTGACGCTCTTGCCCGTATTGTTCCTGATATTGACTGGAAAGATGCAGGTCTGACCGATGCAGACTTGAATATGATTGGTGTCGACTATCTTTTGCAGACCGAAGAGGAAAACTCTATTGCGGATGCTTTGTCTGATATGATGGTCCCAGTTTCCGAACAGAAAGAAGCCGATAAAGCCGCCAAGCAGTTGGAACGTGCCGAAAAGGTTGCCCACATGAAAGAGGTCAAGCATCAGGTGAAAGAAAACGCACAGAAGCAAGCTGAGAACATGGATGCCTATGTGATGTTGTCCTTCGATACCTATGAAGCTAAAGCCGCTTTCTGCGAAAGGTTCGGGTATGAGCCAGATATGAAGTTTATAAAGGGAGAAGTTTTTGATGAACAAGTAGAAAGAATAGATTAATTATTGGGAGGAAAGCTGAGTTAGAAAGAAAACATATAGCCAGTTATATCAGCAGTCCAGACGAATAATGTACAACGCTGGAAGACAATACGGGTTAGGTTCTGCAAGACAAAGAAACATAAGGGATAGAACGAAATCCATAATGGGAAGATATGCTGAGAAAATAGATAGCTATTTCTCAAAAAGAGGAGTTGATGTCTATGGAAACAAGCCAATTTCTCGCCGTGTCTATATGGGTAACAATAACGGTTAAAATTATGAGCAATAGTGAATCTCAAAATAGAAAAGGTAAAGGAGGAAGAAAGCCAAAGTTTGACTATACAAGCGAGGACTTTCTTTCTCTCGTGGAATCGTATGCCAAAAAGGGATTCACTGACAAGGAAATTGCTTATGCCATAGGGATTTTGCCTCAAACATTCTGCGAAAAGAAAAGTGAGTACACCGAAATATCCGAAGTCTTAGCGCGTGGGCGCGCGACAATCAATGCCACTGTAAGGGCTAAATTCCTTGCAATGGCTCTCGGTGGCATAAAAACCAAAAGCACCGTGGTAAGAAAGCTCCGTGATTCAGAGGGAAATTTGACAGGTGAGGACGAATTACAAGTTTGCGAAAGCGAGTTAGCTCCAAATTTGCAAGCAATGTCAGTTTGGCTGTATCACCACGATGAGGATTGGAGAAAGATTGAACGCAAACAAGATGAAGATGCTGATATTCCAACAGACATAGAGCACGGCATCAACATTGATTCCTGGATTAAAGACAAGCTGAAATGATAGTACCTCAAGAAATTTACCATCCATTATATGAGGATAAGGAAAAATTTATAATTCTTATCACCGGTGGGCGTGGTAGCGGAAAGTCTTTCAATGCTTCTACCTTTATTGAGCGGTTGACTTTTGAAATGACTCCCGTAGAGAAGATAGTTCATCAGATTCTTTACACCCGT